AGAAATCAGCCAGCAAAGCTGCCTTTTCAAAGAACGTAAAGACTGAAATGGCGCATGGCAAGCCGCAAAAGCAAGCCGTGGCGATTGCGTATTCGGTGCAGCGCAAGGCAGCAGCGCCTAAAAAGGGCAAGTAATGGCAAAGCGTGATGATGAGCTGCTATCGACTGCACGAGACCGCTTAAACCTGGCGATTTCGGCATACTCGGAAAGCCGTGAGGACGAGCTAGACGACCTGCGATTCTACGCGGGCAGTCCGGACAACCATTGGCAGTGGCCCGCTGATGTGCTGGCGACCCGTGGCGCGGTGCAGGGGCAGACCATCAATGCGCGGCCATGCCTCACCATTAACAAGCTGCCGCAGCACGTCAAGCAAGTCACTAATGACCAGCGCCAGAACAGGCCAGCGGGCAAGGTTATCCCGGTAGATGATAAGGCTGACCCGGAAGTTGCCGAGATTTACGACGGCATTGTCCGGCACATTGAGTACATCTCCGACGCCGATGTTGCTTATGACACCGCATGCGAGAATCAGGTGGCGTATGGCGAGGGCTACATCCGAATCCTGACCGAGTACTGCGACGACGATACGTTTGATCAAGACATCAAGATCGGGCGCGTGCGGAACAGCTTTTCGGTCTATATGGACCCGATGATTCAAGACCCATGCGGTGCTGATGCGCGTTGGTGCTTCATCACCGAGGACATCAGCAAGGATGACTATGAGCGCATGTTTCCCGATGCTTCGCCCGTCACCACCTTGCAGCAGATGGGCGTGGGCGATCAGTCCATCAATCAATGGCTGAATGAAAACACCATCCGCATTGCCGAATACTTCTATATTGAGCATGAACCCGCCACGTTGAACTTGTACTACGGCGGCGCTACGGCGTTCGAAGGCTCGCCCGAAGACAAACAGCTCAAAGCCACTGGCATGAAGCCGGTTAAGACCCGGCGAGTGGATAGGCGCAAGGTCAAGTGGTGCAAGATCAATGGCTATGAAATCCTCGAAGAGCGCGAGTGGGCAGGAAAGTACATCCCTGTTGTTCGCGTAGTTGGCAACGAGTTCGAAGTAGATGGCCGAATTTACTTGTCTGGCCTCGTGCGTAACGCCAAAGATGCCCAGCGAATGTACAACTATTGGGTCAGTCAGGAAGCCGAAATGCTGGCCTTGGCACCCAAAGCGCCTTTCATCGGGTACGGCGGGCAGTTTGAAGGGTATGAGACGCAATGGAAGACGGCTAATACCCAGAATTGGCCCTATCTGGAGGTCAATCCAGACGCTACGGACGGCCTAGGCAATCCGTTGCCCTTGCCTCAGCGTGCTATGCCTCCGATGGCTCAAACGGGCCTTATACAAGCCAAAATGGGCGCGTCGGACGACATCAAGGCGACCACGGCGCAATATGATGCCTCGCTTGGCATGGCGGGCAATGAGAAGTCAGGCAAGGCTATTTTGGCTCGTGAGCGCCAGTCGGATACCGGCACGTATCACTATGTAGACAACCTGGCACGTGCGGTGCGCCATGTTGCTCGTCAGTTGGTCGATCTCATCCCCAAGATTTACGACACCCAGCGCATCGCCCGAATCATTGGGATTGATGGCGAGGCGGACATGGCGATGATCGACCCCAGCCAGCCTGAGCCAGTTCGCAAGATTCTAGATCCGCAAACCGGGGCGGTTATCAAAAAGATTTACAACCCCAGCGTAGGCAAGTACGACGTTTGCGTGACCACCGGCCCGAGCTACATGACCAAGCGCCAAGAAGCTGCCGAAAGCATGGCGCAAGTGTTGCAGGGCAATCCGCAACTTTGGAGTGTGGCGGGCGATTTGTTGGTGCAGAATCTTGATTGGCCGGGCGCTGATGAGCTTGCCAAGCGTTTGAAGAAGATGATTGACCCCAAGCTCCTGCAAGACGATAACGACATGCCGCCCGAGCTGATGGCCGCGCAGCAACAGATGCAAGCAATGGGTCAGGAACTTGACCAACTGCACCAGATGCTGCAAAACGTCTCGCAGTCTATGGAGGCACGCGACTTGGAGATCAAGGAATTTGATGCCAAGGTGCGAGCATATCAGGCTGAAACGCAGCGTATTAGCGCAGTGCAGGCCAGCATGTCGCCCGAACAGATACAGGATATCGTCATGGGTACCATTGCTGCGGCGATTGATACCGGCGATCTGGTTGGGGAAATGCCAAGTAATGAGTTGCCAGGTGAAGAAATGGGGCAACAACCACAAGAAATGGGGCAATTACAATGAAATGCGCTGATTTTGTCGGGCTTTTGTTTCTCGGGCGCGATGTTGCCCATTCGGTGCATCTAAACACCAGAAGCTATGCCAAACATATGGCGCTGCAAGGATTTTACGAAGGCATCGTTGATCTTGCCGATTCGTTTGCCGAGGCGTATCAAGGCAAATATGGGTTGATTGGGGGTATTACGCTGCAATCCGCCAAAAAGACCGCGAATATCGTAGAATTCTTACAAGATCAGTTGGACGAAATTGAAGCAAACCGCTATAAAGTAGTCGATAAGGACTGCACGGCGTTGCAAAACATCATTGATGAAATCGTCGGGCTTTATCTTTCGACGCTTTACAAACTTCGCTTCTTGGCGTGAGGGATTAAATGGAACTCCTTAGACCTTGTAATGATGCTGCCTTTACCGCCAGAAGTGTGGCATATACTGGCACCGCAGGCAGCACTGCCACTTGGAACGCTGGTCCTCAAGGCGTTTTGGTGTGGAGTTCTACCGATGCGTATATACGTGTCGGAGAAAGTGTAACGGCCACCACTGCTGACACACCGATTCCTGCCGGCGTGCCTGTCCCCTTTACTGTGCCGCCCGGTACTGGCGCTCCTTGGCGTGTTAGCGCCATTCAAGTTTCTACGGGCGGCACGGTGTATGCCAAGCCGATTAACATTCGATGAGCTTCGGTATACCAGTTAGAAATGGCCTTGCTATTGGCCTTGGCACTTCGGTTGGGCTAAGGAATGGCAATCTCTGGACGCCAGAAGTAGCTAATACCGCACTATGGCTCGACGGATCTGACACCACCACGATCACGCTCAACAGCGGGAACGTAAGCCAGTGGAACGACAAGTCTGGCAATGGGCGAAACTTCTCGCAATCCACTGCAACCGCACAGCCCGCTTATACCGCCAACCAGTTGAACGGCCTGCCTGCGCTGATATTTGACGGCGTGGATGACTTTCTGGATGGCGGGCAGGTGCTCGACCTGATTGGCGGTCTGGCAATATTTATGGTTGTGCGGCAGCGGTCGGCGGCTGACAACCTCGTGCAGCCTTATATGTCCCGGGCAAACGTCACTACGTTGCAAAACGGGCATTGGTTTATGCGTGACATGGTTTCGTCGCAACCAGCGAGCGTTTCGTTTGCCAGCGTGAGGCTTAATGGTGGCGCCACGACTTACTCTGGGTCATTAAACGGCACTCAAGATGCCAACTATCACATTATTGGCTTTCGCTACTCACAAACGGCGAACCAGATTCAGGCTTTGCGAGATGGGGCTTCATCAGCCAATGCAGCAACTGTAGGCACGCCAGTAACACCGACCGTCAATTGCCGCATCGCATCGGCAGATGAGGCTACCGCACGATTTGCGAATATAGACGTTTGCGAAATTGTGGTGTTGCAAGTATCTCTCCCAGCCGCCGCAGACCCTCTTAGGCAGCGCACTGAAGGTTACTTGGCGTGGAAATACGGCCTGCAAGCCAATCTGCCAGTCACGCACCCCTATCGCAACGCCCCGCCCAAGGTGTGACCCATGGACTACCTCGTTTTCACAACCGAAGCCGCCGCCCAAACCGCCCTCGAAACGATCTACGCCAACATGGTGGCGGCGGTTAATTCGCCCGACCTGCTGGACGTATCCACCGGACAAGTGGTGCCAAAGGATGATCTCACGCCGGATGAAGCGGTGGAGATTGATGCAGATCAGCGCAATTTCCCGATCTTTGGGGTCAATGCAGCGTCTGGAATGAAAGACGCCCAGCAAGGCTATACAACCGCTTGGGCGGTGGCGCAGGATACGGTGCAGGGCAAGTGGGTGTTCGCCAAGCCGGATGACGCGCTGCTGGATGGCGTGGTGGATTACACAGTCGAGCCGTATGATCCGGCATGGTTCCCAACAACTGAGGTGAGCGAATAACATGGCCGGCACCAAAATTTCCGAACTCCCAGCAGCCACTCTTCCCCTGACTGGCACCGAGCTTGTGCCGGTCGTTCAAAGCGGCGCGACCGTCCAAACCACGCTTGCTGCCATGCCATACGTGCCTACGGGCACTGGGGCGGTTACGACTACCGTTCAGGCTAAGCTGCGCGAGATGGTGTCGGTAAAGGATTTTGGGGCGGTGGGGGATGGGGTGGTTGATGATACTGCGGCAATTCAAGCTGCTTTAGCCGCGCACAATACTGTTGTTGTTCCATCCGGCTCAGTTTGCATTACATCTGGCAACACGTTGGCGTCAAACAAAACATTGATTGTTGATGGAACGTTAAAGCTAAAAGCCAATAGCCCTGCTGGAACAAAAATGCTTGTCAACAGCGACCAGGTTGGTGGGAACACTAACATTCGAATCCTTGGCGATGGCGTTTTGGACGGTAATAAAGCAAATCAAACAGGAAGCACTAATGCCGTCTGGCATACGTTAGTCGATATTGATAATTGTGATTATTTTGAATTTGCTGTTGCAAAGGTGACTGGAAATTATTTTCCTATAGCAGTAACCGCTGGAAATACCACCGGATGTGTTTATGTTCGTAATTCTGATTACGTAAAAATTCACGATAGCATTGCAACTGATTATGGTCGCGAAGCGTTTTGGGCAAAAAACTGCAACGATTCTGAAATGTTCAACTTGCAAGGGGTTGGCGGCACTGATTCTTGGTCGGTCGTTCAATTTTCAGGTGATCGCAACAGAGCGCACAATATCTACGCATACAACGCCGGGGCATCTGGCGCATCGTTTGACATAAGATACTCTACTGTTTCTGATGTTATTAACTATGCCAATCGTTTTCAAAACGGGATCAATTTTGGGCATGATGGTGTTCCGGCTGACGGCACAATTGCAAAAAACATTGTTTCTATAAACGCAGCTATCGGTTCAAGCAACAGTGGAATCCAGGTTGCTGCGAGTACATCACAGTTCATTTTGGATGGCTTTCGCGTATCTGGTTCAGCAGGGTCAGGTGTTAGAGTATCTGACGGCTCTGACAATATCCGCATATGCAACGGGGTGAGTACAGGGAACACAAACTTTGGTTTGATATTATTCACCGCTGCTACTACTAATCACCCACGATTTGTGGTGTCTAATGTAGACCTTCGAGGCAATACCGGAGGCGCTTATTCAAGAAGTGGCGGACAAGTATCAGAGCAATTTGAAAAAGTTCGAATGTCTGACAATCCTTTGTTTGAGTTTCAAGCAATCAACGGCTTTGGCGCTGGGGGCACTGTAACTGTTACAAATGCAAACGTTGTATCTACAAGCCGTATTGTTTTGAATCCATCAAACACTGCTGGCGCAACCGCGCAACCATTGGTGCAAACCATCAATGATGGAAGTTTTGTCATACAAACGGTAAATAGCGGCGCTGGCGGCGCTGGAGTTAGATATTACATTTTGTAAAGTTGTTAAATTTTTTGAATAAAATAGTATTAAACTGTATTAACCGTACTGGCCCGTTTGACCAGGGATTCTTAGGAATCAACCATGACTGAAGAAGTCGTAGTATCAGCGGAAGTGCCCGCGCCGGAACAGGTTGAGACGGCATCGCCTGAACCCGAAGTTTCATCGCCGGAAGTTGTCGAAGCGGCACCCAAGACCTTCACACAAGAAGAGCTTGATGCGGCCATCGGCAAAAGGCTCGCAAGAGAGCAACGGAAGTGGGAACGAGAGCAACAGCGCAAGGCTGAGGAAGCGCAAGCCGTAAGGTCTGCACCTCCGGCCGATCTCCCGCCTGTAGATCAGTTTGAAAGCCCCGAGGCTTATGCGGAAGCATTGGCATATCGTAAGGCTGAAGAGCTGTTGGCGCAGCGTGAGCAGGCTAAACAGCAAGCGGCGTTGCTTGAGGGTTATCACGAGCGTGAAGAGCAAGCGCGGGAAAAGTATGAAGACTTCGAGCAAGTCGCATATAACCCGAATTTGCGAATCACTAACGTGATGGCCGAAACGATTCAGGCTTCTGATATTGGCCCCGATGTGGCGTATTTTCTCGGCGCTAATCCTAAAGAAGCTGACCGTATTTCTCGCCTTTCGCCATTCTTGCAAGCTAAGGAAATCGGGAAGATTGAGGCAAAACTGTCCGATAATCCGCCCGCGAAGAAAACAACCAGTGCTCCGGCTCCGATTGCGCCTGTCACTGCCCGCACTTCTGGGGCGACAGCCTACGATACGACTGACCCCCGCTCCACTAAAACCATGAGCGTGTCAGAATGGATCGAAGCTGAACGTGCAAGGCAAATGCGGAAGTTTGAAGCACAACGAAACCGCTAACTTCTTTTAGGAAAACATCATGGCAAATAGTCTTCTTACTATCGACATGATCACCCGGAAAGCTCTCGAAATCCTTGAGAATAACCTGGTGCTCACCCGTAACGTCAATCGCCAATACGACGACTCGTTCGCCGTTGAAGGCGCAAAGATTGGCTCCACGCTGCGTATCCGTCTGCCGGACCGCGCTCTGGTGACCGACGGTGCCGCCCTGCAAACTCAGGACGACAACGAGCAATTCACCACGCTGTCGGTTGCTTCTCAAAAGCATATCGGCATCAACTTCACCTCTGCTGAACTCACCATGCAGTTGGATGACTTTGCTGACCGCGTGCTGAAGCCTCGTATTAGCCAACTCGCCTCGTCCATTGATGCTGACGTGGCGAACGCCTACAAAGCTATCGGCAACTCCGTTGGCACTCCCGGCACGACTCCCAGCACCTCGCTGGTTCTGCTGCAAGCCCAGCAAAAGCTGAACGAAAACGCGGCTGTCATGTCGCCCCGCTATGCCACCGTGAATCCGGCCGCTAACGCTGGCCTCGTGGAAGGCATGAAGGGCCTGTTCAACCCCACCGACACCATCAGCAAGCAGTTCAAGAATGGCATGATGGGCACTGGCGTGTTGGGCTATGACGAGATCAACATGTCTCAGTCGATCAAGCAGCACACCACGGGCAACTGGGGCACGACGATCACCACCGGCGCATCGGTGACTGCTGAGGGCACTTCGTCTATCAGCATTTCCTTTACTGGCACTGGCAGCACTTGGAAAGTTGGCGATGTCTTCACCATCGCCGGGGTGTTTGCTGTCAATCCGCAAACCCGCGAATCGACTGGCTCGCTCCAGCAGTTCGTGGTGACTGAAGATCTGACCGCCACCACTTCGGGAACTCTGAAATTCTTCCCGGCTCTGTATTCCTCGGCGCATCCTCTGGCTACTGTGGATGCTCTTCCGCCTAGCGGTCGTGCTGTCACCATGCTGGGTTCGGCCAATAGCCAATACGCGCAAAACCTTGTGTATCACAAGGATGCGATTACGTTTGCCACCGCTGACCTTCTCCTGCCGCAAGGTGTGGATATGGCCTCGCGTGCTGTGCATAACGGCATCTCTCTGCGTGTTGTGCGTCAGTACGACATCAACAATGACCGTATGCCTTGCCGTATTGATGTGCTGTATGGCTACAGCGTCATCCGTCCGCAGATGGCCGTTCGGATGTGGGGCTAATCTTGCATTCCCCCGGTTCGCCGGGGGATTCTTAACGATTGAAAGGGATTTAACATGGCTATTCCGAATGGTGGTGGTGGTTATCAACTTGGCGCGGGTAACAGCTCAGAAGTTGTTATGGGAGCACTGGCAACGCCGGCTGCTAACCTTGGCGCAGGAGCGACTCTGACTGGCGCTCAAATTGCTTCTGGCATCCTGCTGGTTGGCGCGAGCCAAACCACGGCTCAGACCTTCACGCTTCCTTCCGCGACGCTTCTGGACACTGCGGCGACTGCCGTTGTGCCCAATGCTCGCATTGGCAGCACGTTTGAGCTTGTCGTTATCAACACTGGTACCGGCTCTGGTTCCGCTGCTCTGTCGATGGGGTCCGGTACGGGCTTCACCGATGGCGGTAACGCTACGATTGCTCTGGCAGCACAAACGAGCGGTCGTTTCCTGTTCCGCAAGACTGCTGACGCTGCTTGGACTGTGTATCGCGTCTAATAAACGGGGGCTTCGGCCCCTGTTTTTGAAAGGGTTACTAT